ATTGGAGGAGTATTATCAATTATAATAGGAGCATTAAAAATTGGAAAATTTATTTAATGGAATATGCTTTAGTATTATTGATATGCTCATCTGTAGCGGGTAATTGTTTACCACCTATCTCTTATGAAGATAGATTTGTAGATGCTTATGGCTGCATGATTACTGGTTATGAAAGATCATTAGAAACTACAAAAGCTATTGGTCAAGATGAGGTTAATATGAATGGCATATACATTAAGTTCGGATGTACTAAAGTCAAACAAGAGAAAGGAATATCAACATGATACAAGGATTGAGTGCGTTACTACCAATACTTAACAAAGCTGTTAGTTTGGTACCAGATAAAAATAAATTACATCAACAAAAAGCAGATCTTGAAAAAGAATTAGTCAAGGCTTTAGTAGATGTAGATAAAGAACAAGCAAAAATAAATAGAGAAGATGCAAAGGCAACTGGAAGATTAGCATGGATACAAAAGTTATGGAGACCAACTCTTGCTTGGGTATGTGTGTTTGCTTTTATGTTTCAGTTCCTAGTTATACCTATAACAAATTGGTATTGTGCATTGAGTGGTAAAGTAGTTGAGCTGCCAACTCTACCATCAGATGTTTTAACAACTACTTTGTTTGCATTATTAGGATTAACAGGAGCTAGATCTTTTGATAAACTTAAGAAGATAAACAACAAATAATGAAACGATTAGAACTATCAGATAAAAGTAAGATCTCCATGCCTATCGCTAACCTAGCCATGGTGATCTCTCTTGTTGCAACAGTTGTCCTAATGTACAGCTCTATCACTCAAAGAATTACCAGTCTTGAAACATCAAGGGAGTTGATGAAAAATGATTTACTCAAAGCCTCGGATCAAAAACCCATAGACCAAGAGCAATATCTAATCCAAGAAGGGTTGGCATCTGATTTAGAAAAGACTATTACAAGAGTAGATGAGATGATGCACAATGGAGTAAACATTCAAAGGATGATGAAAGATATAAATAGATTAAGAGAAGATGTAGAAAATCTTAAAGATAAAGTAAGAGAGAATGGAAAGAATTATTAATGGTTGAAACAGTAGTAGCTTTGTTGATGTTAGTAAATAATGAGATCAAAGAACACAGGATCCAACCAGCTATGAGTGATTGTTTGAAAGGCAAGAGGATAGCAGAGAGACAACTTAAGAATGGTTCTAATGTAAGGTACCAATGCTTGAGATCAGAGGCAGAATTAGAGGAAGATAGTTTAGGAAACATACATATTAAAAAATTGATATTAAAATAAAATTACTATACAAGGATAGGTAGTATGAAAAATGGAAAAATAGATTTAAGAGATAAGACAAATTATATTGTAGTCCATTGTGCAGCAACCAAACCATCTATGGATATTGGTGCAGCAGAGATAAGAAAGTGGCATACAGATCCACCTAGAAATTGGGATGACATAGGTTATCATTTTGTAATAACAAGAGATCGTAATCCAATCATAGAACTAGGGAGACATGTATCAGTACCGGGAGCTCATGTAGCTAAACATAATTGGGAGAGTGTAGGTATATGTTTAGTAGGTGGTATGGCAGAGGATGGTACATCAGAAAATAATTTTACAAATAATCAAATGGCAGCACTACATGATCTTATAAGAGTGTTAATGATGATCTATCCTCAAGCAGAGGTAGTAGGTCATTGTGATTTAGATCCAGAAAACAAAGCCGATTGTCCAGGTTTTGATGTAGGTGAGTGGTTTGCCGAGGAATTTATTGGACTAACAAATGAAAGCATCTAAAAAATATGGGTGTGTATTGGTCATATCAGATCTTCACATACCTTATCATCACCCACAAAGTTTTGATTTCCTAAAAGCTATCAAAAAAAAATACAAAGATATAGACCTTGTTGTAAATATCGGAGATGAACTAGACCAGCATGGACTATCTTTCCATGACACAGATCCAGATCTTCCATCATCTGGTGATGAGCTGTCTATAAGTAAAAGATATATCAAAGAACTAGAGAGAATGTTCCCAGAGATGGTACTATTACATAGTAATCACTCATCATTAATTTATAGAAGAGCATTAAAACATGGTATGCCTAAAGCATATCTAAAATCTTACAATGATTTCCTTGAGGTAGGTAAAGGATGGGAGTGGGTAGATGATCTCAATATAAAATTAAGTAGTGGACAAGAGTGTTTCTTTACTCATGGTATATCTGCTGATGGTTTAAAGTTAGCTATGCAATATGGAAAACATGTAACACAGGGGCATTTCCATTCCAAGTTCAACATACAATACTTTTCTAATCCAGATAATCTAGTATGGTCTATGCAAGTTGGTTGTCTCACAAACCAAAAGCACATGGCATTTAATTATTCAAGACAATTTAGATTGAGATTTATAATCGGCTGCGGGATGATAATAAATGGATGGCCAGTTCTTATCCCAATGTTACTTGACCGGGATGGTAAGTGGATCGGTGAGTTGGTCTAATGGCTAAAGCTGTTACGATCAATAACAAAAGACATCTATGGATAAAGGTTGAGTGGTTAGATATTTGTGGCAACTCTGCGTTACAAAGTGATTATGAATTTAATAAACTAAAGGCAGCAAGAATAGTTACCGAGGCATATCTATATGATTTGTTTGAAGAGGAAGGTAACGAGTTTGTAAGAACTTTTGCATCCTATCAGAATGTAGATGACATAGGCTATGGAGATACCAATGTGTATCCACTATCGGTCTTTACAAAATCCTCTCAAAAACGCATCAGAAAAGCATGGAAAGAGATGTCTAGGGGATAAGTACCCCAAGACCCTAGATCGCAAAAAATAGGGGGTCTATGACCGATTAAAGACTATTTAATTACCAGTCTTATTCTCGATTGGATCTTTCAAGAAAATGTGTTCTACTCGTTCTCTATTCTTTCTCACCCATAACTCCTCAAAAGGTTTGACTTGGATTGTGGCAGTTTTATGCATGACCTCCAAGTCTATGTTATCGGCAGAATAGAACTTTTGAACTGGATCACCCTTCTCATTATACTTTTCATCAAAGGTGATAACGACTACATCATTCTCACCATCAAAGGCTTTGATCAGTTCCTTAACAAACCATTTTCTAAATCTACTTTTGAATACGATTGCCATTAAGTACCTCTATTCCTCTATATTTACCGGTATGGATCTTAATATATCCTCGCTGCTCTATGTTTCTTAAGATCCTCCAGATGTTTGAATGTACACACCCTTGTTTACGAGCTATCTCTCGTATCGTAGGTGGTACCCTTTTTTGCTTTATATAACTATTTATAAAGTCAAAAACTTTAAGTTGATTTGGGGTTAGCATCATTTGGTTTTAGCTCCTTCACTTTCTTATTTATTTTATCTGCTATCATGTTCGCTTTACCTTTATCCATACCATACAACTTTTCCCAATCTGGTCTAACCTTATCCTTGAGCTGTATTATTTCATGAACCTTCTCAGCATTTGTTAATTGTGGATCTTCAAAAAGAATGTCTATACCTTTTAATAAATCATTCTCAAACTTGTCCATCCACTCCTTGTCTTTGTTTTTAGTTACAATCTTTTGGTTATCACCTTTCTCACTATCCTCTTCATCAGATATATCTAATAAGAAAAGTTTTAATAAAAGATATTTGTATGCATAAGACATAGCTTTACCGGGTCCTTTGTCTTGGGTATCATTACCATAACCAAAGTAATCACCTACATCTATATGTTGTCCACTCTCTACATCAACCACTCTCGCTGCCATAACACATCTAGTTTGATTTCCATCTTGCTCATGTGATTTAACAAATGGTATAATAGTTAGTTTTGCTTTTTCCAAAGCTGGTCTTACAACTGCATTTACAGAATTGTATGACAGGGGTTTGTATTGTAACCCTTTCTTTGGATCCTTGATTACTGATGAACACTCATGTTGTACATCAAAGATCTTTTTATATACATTTGAACTTACTTTTTCTTTACTCATTTATTTCCTCCCTCTATTGTAAACCTTCTATAGCTAGTGAACTCACCAGGTATAGTTATGGTTTTAGTTTTCTTTTTCTGATTTGTTGTATGCTTAACTGTATAGTCATTAAACTTAACAACCTCATGACCACCAAGTATTTCTTTCATATACATTGATGCAGCATCTTTTCTTTTCTTTGCATCTTTCTCATCAGTTGATGCAGATACATATTGCTCAATCAATATACCTAACTTGTTATGGGTACTCATATCTTGGATCTCTTTTGATCCATTAGATCTGTATATTTCACTAGCCTCTTTGGTATCTTTTGGTGGGTACCAATAATCATGACCATTCTTGATACCATCAAACCTATCCCAAAAATCATTTCCAGCATTGATAATCTGATCAATCATTCTATGATCTCTTGGGTAGATAAACCATTGAAGTTGCCACCCTCTTACTAATCTAACCAATATCCCATACTCACATCCAGTTGTAAGTAGAGCTTGTTGTATCTGATACTTATAAGCTGGATAAGGTTCATCATCGGCAGCTCCAGAATAATTTTTACACTCTAATACTACTTTGTTTTTTAAGCTAAAAGATTTATTTGTATAATCAGAGAGTTCTAAATTACCTGGAGATATGTGTAACATACCATCTAAAGAGCTACCGAGTTTGCCATTTTTCAGTTGATACAAGTGAGCTGTTTTAGGTACAGTCATCTTTACCTTTTGTTTATCTTGACAAAAAGGTTCCAACCGATCCATGAACATTTTTAAAATTACTGGTTCTAACATTCTACCAGCAATAACCTTTGGTTCGTTAGCTATGTCATTTATAGCCTCCTTCCCTTCATACTCATGTAGAGCATCTTTCAAGATTTGGTTAGGTGTCTTGAAACTATCAACCAAGAGGGAGCCTATAACACTCCCTCCTAGTTCTTTTCTTTTATAAGATGTTTTTCTACCACTATCTCCCATCAAACTCCCCCTCCAGGAAAATAGTAATAGTAACAACTATCTACCATCGCACATCCAACTATGACAAAAAAATAGATAGCAGCAAGGCATAACAAGAAAGCTATACCTTCCATCAAGAACAATAATGTTTCTTTTATGTTCATCTTGCTTATATATTTAGTCCATATTTTGTTCATTGTAAAGCCCTTTCCATGACATTTTTTATTGTTGTAGGATACCAAACCCTGTCATTATAAGTTTTAACACCCCTATTATTAAGAGCTGTAGCAATACCTTGAAGAGTATTAACTCCAGATAACTTAATTCCTTCAATTATATCTTTGATGTCTTTCGCATACTTATCAGCATTGGCCTTGATAGTTGCATGACCTCTTACTCTAACAACATCAAGGTTAGTTAGATTACCTAGTGGTTTACCTTCATTCTTAATTCTAGCTAATGCTGCTTTAGTTCTTTCAGATATAACTTCTCTTTCATACTTGTTGATTGCAATATCAAACCCTACAAGTTTATGATCTATGACTGGTCTATCTAAAATATCTAATTGTATTTTACCTTTGTTACTATCCAAGAACTCACCAACCTCATAAGTTCTACCTAATCTACTCAAAGAATAAACAACAAGTGGTACACGCAATCTTTTAGCTGTCTTGATTGCATCTTGTAGTATTGGTCTATTCTTAAACTTTTTAGTACCAGATGTATCATCTTCTCTAAACCAAATGATTTCTGTATTTGGATACTTTTGTTTGATAGCAAACTCTTGGTTCTCAACAGTTTGTTTATCGGTACTAACTCTAACTA